ACTAAACTGCTGGGGCGTGACCAGGGGATTCGTTGGGCCAAGCTGCTGCAAGATTTGCTCTTGCTTGGACATGATCATCATCAGCGCTTGCAGTTTCTCGTTGGTGTCGCCATTGCCCAAAGCAATGTTGATGTTGGCATCCATGCCCACATCCCAGAACCTTGGATCGATCTGCACCCACTCATTGCGCATTCGCACCATTCGGGCTTTGTCCTGGTGCGTTGTGGCCAAGAACAAAATGCCTTTGAATAGCTTTTTCATGCCCTCGGCCAGAATGCGTGCTGTGAGTTCAATCCGGCCTTGACTGGCGTTGATTGTTGCATTCACAGCTGCTTTGGTGCTTGACTGCAATGCGTCAGCATTCAGACCCATGGCCGCCTTGCTCATGCCGGTGCGATCTTCCCTGATCTGGTCCATGTATTCCATCATCGGGAATGCGGCCTGACCCACAAATGGAGTCGTCAAAGGCTGGACCATGCCAGGCGCGCGCATTCTAATAATCGCACCCGTTTCGTTATTAAGCACGTCATCGATATTGCATTGTCCTTCTACGACGGCAGTGCGCGGATGAATGCTCTGGGCCAGACTGTCTAAAGTGTTGCGGAGTATTTCCGACTTAATCTCTTGCAAGTCGCGGGTAATGTCAAAAATCGACATGGCCTCAAGTGGGCTTGTGTGTGGCTCTGGGTCACAGGGAAAGTCAGCAAAGGGAATGTAGCTTGCCGGCAGATTGCGCACCACCTTGTAACCTCCACCCATGCAGCAAACTTTTCTAAGCTCTGCAATGCCGTCACCATCAAAGTCCACACGGGAATAAGCCTCGATGTATAGCACTCTGCGCATCATCGGGTTGGCAGCGTCATTCGTGCCAAATGTCGTGGACAGTGGCTGACGCGCTAAATACTCATCATTGCTGTCCAAGTCTGTCGTTGACAGATTCTCTTCAATCTCATCTTGGTCATAACCCATGGCAATCAGGTCGGCCACTGTGGCCATTTGCCGGTGGGCAATGATGGTCGAATCGTCAAACGATCTGGCGCGTCTGTCCAGTAGCAATTCTTCTGGTGGCACGGCCATGATCCTGATCCGGCCATCCTTTGTGATGCGCTTGATCTGCACATCATGGACCATGGCGGGTGGGGCCATCACCGGCTGGCCAGTCATCGGGTCCACAGTGCTGATCTGCATCTCGTCAATGCTTGGGTCTGGGTAAGATGTGATGATCTTGACCTCACCACCAGGCTCTTGCATCAGCATCTCTAGCGTCTGGTCATCGAGGCCGGTGTACTCTTCGATTCGGACCTTCTCGTCATCTTCCCACCAGAATTTGGCTATGCCGCATTTCCTGACCAAAGAATCCTTAAAAATTGCATAGGCCGTTAAAAACCCAGAATTGTCGTTTTGGAAAACATAGTTGGCGTAGTCGGTCGCCTGCTGGGCCATCTTCACATCTTCTGGGCCACGGGGTGCAAACTCGACCACATTCTCAGAGCTAAAGAAAACCCGCATCAGGCTTGGCAGCATGGCCGAGACAGTGTCCCGCACCTCCATGGCCACCACCTTGCTGTTGCCTTCGACCTCATTGCCGAATAAATCACCGCGATAGTATTCAGTCCCCTTGGCGCGTGTGGGTGACAGATCACTGTCAACATAGCTCACCGCATCGGTCAGGTCTTGCGTGATGATGCTTTGCAGTTCCATGTCATCCATTGGCTCGGTGGCTGCAATGTCGGTGGATAAATTTTCGGTGATATTTTCAATCATGGCTTGACCTTTGTAAGAACCACATACATGGAGTCCACAGCCCTTGGCGTGCGGATAATTTCGTCTTGTGGCAATTCTAGTGCTTCTCCCACCTTTGAGAGACGCATTTCCAGTGTTGTCAACTCAAACCGATCTGGCCACCCCAAGTACCAGTGCCAATCGGTGTAATACCGCCAAGAATTCTCGTTAAATGCCCTGACATGGGTCGGGTCCTGCCAAGCGCCAAGGCTCAAGTCATAAGGCACATGGATGCGCATCTGGCCGCCCACCTTCAGTAGCTCTTTGCAGTTGGTCATGGCATCGACCAGATTGGGGATGTGTTCCAGCACATCATTGGCCACAATGGCCTCAAACATACCTGGCACGATCTCCAGCTGCCCAAACCTAGTCTTTAGCGTGTCGCCCCACTTGACCTTGCTGATATCGACCAGCCAGTCAGGATTCTTGCTGGCTTGAATATCTGCATTCAAATACTCAGCATTCCAGTCCTTGCCGGACCCTAGATTAAGAATCAAACCAGGCACTCGCATATTCTGGCCTGTTTTCTTTGAGCCATGGCAGCGCTTCATCATGGAGCTTCTGCGCGTCAAAGCCAATGGTGTTTGAGCCAATATGGTGAACGTAACTTGCGCTCACATAGTGGCCATAGCCTTTTCTCACCAAGTCCATACAATGCACATCGTCACTGTACCAATTCAGAGGGGGAAACTTTGCCTCTTCAAATGCGTCACTTGATATCCATGCAAAGATTGGGCTGACCTCTTGGACCAGTTTGATGTGGGCCTCAGACGGGAATTTGTAGAAGTTGAGCTTCTCCGGCTGCTCAGTGATCCGGACATTCTGACAAGGTCTGGCCGCGTCACACCTTGCCGCCACCCACCCAGCTTTGTAGCTGTTCATGGTCCTGACAATGGCCACATCTTCCATCAGCACCTTCACACTGGTGGGTGTCAGCACAATATCGTCATTGGCCACAATGCATGATGACCAGTCCTTGAGCGCCATCTCAATGATCTCGTTGTAGTCCTCGCCAAAGCTCCTTGGCTGGCCATAGATTTTGAAGTCGGCTTGGTAATTGTCAATCACCGACTCAGGGCCGCGCAGATAGACCGGACACTCTGGCGCGTATTGCTTAATCGACTCCAGCAATACCGACAACCCATGGCCCTTGACAGTGGCAATGACAATCGGACAGATCATTTTTTTGCTTTGTTTCTTGCAGATATTGCAGCCGCCTTTGCCTTGGCATCAGCCTTGGAGCTTGCACCCCATGCCTTCAATGACAGCAGCAGCCGTGTCGGCTCTCCACCCTTCATCTCAGGACCAGGCATATTGCCCATTCGTGCCAAGAAGCTCGCGCGCCTTGGGTTGTCGCCAGCCTTGACTGGCGCTTTGAGGTCCATGCCCTCGGCCTTCGCACTGGCACGGCCCTTGGCGTTTAACCCGCCAGACGGGCTTTTGCCTTCCTTACGCTGCCAAGCCGGTGTCTTCATTTTTTCTTCACTGGCTTGGCGGTTTTAGCCGCAGCTTTAAAGTCAGAAGCGCTTGGCGCACCCTTTGCACCAGGCTTGCGCATTTTCTCTTTGCTTCCAGCAGCAATTCTTTCGCGTTTAGCATGAATGTTTGCATATAACCCTTTCATTCCTTTTCCCCTTCATCTTCCATGTCCTCACCCTCTTGCTCACCAGTGTTCGGACCACCGACCACCCATGCATCGCAAGTGCGACTTGCTGCGCACTTAAAGTCAAAGATTTCGCAGTAACCCAGATCGGCCAACTTGATTGTTCCCCATGGGTCGGCTTCCATGCCAATGCCTTGCGCAATGCACTCTTTGATGTTGTCAGACACGTTGAATGCCGCGCAGTTACCGCATAGGCTCTGCTTTGCGTCATCCATGCTGACATCCCACTGGTCTGCCTTCTTACGCCAAAAAGCCTCGTTTGGCAGCTTGGGATTCTCAGGACCATAGGCCGCGCTGGTGATTGCCTTGGCGCGGTTTTTTAGGTTGAGCGTAATGTCTTGCGTGGGCATTGGGCAGTTCTCGCCTGCACTCATGTCTTCGCCCTCTTCCATGTCTCTGTCCATGACCTGGTCCATGGTGCGTTTTAAAGTAGCCATTATTTTTTCGCCTTGTTCTTTGCCGTGCGCTGACCGCGCATGGGCATCTTTGCCTCAGACATGGCAATGGCCACCGCCTGCTTGGGGTTGGTCACAACCTTGCCAGTGCCACCGCTGTGGAGCTTGCCGGCTTTGTACTCACCCATCACCTTGCCGACCTTCTTTTGCGCTTTACTCATTGCCTTCATAGGTTTCCCCCATTGGTTTGTCAATACCCGAATTATGCAACCCGCGACAAGTTTCTGCGCAGTGGCTGTGACCATTTGCTTGAGCCAGTTGAGCCGTACATCCCTGCAATCGCATCAGACGCAAATGTCAGGACAAAGGCATCGGCCTTGTCAGGGCTTGGCAATCCTCTCCTCTTGATCTCGTCTTTTCCCTCGATGGCGATCTTGCCGTTTGAAGTGAATGAGTACCGCACTGTGGCTAGTTCAGCAATCAGCACCTCATCCTTTGGCATCTTGCAATCTCTGGCCTCAAGCCATGCCCTTGCCTTGTACCAAAGTTCAGCTTTGAGATTCCTGTAAGTCCCACCCATCGCTGGGCTTTCTGACACATTGATGCCTCTGGCCGGTAGGCCCAGCTCCCGCAGCCGGTCCACCACCCCAGCCCCAAGGCCAATGCTATCCACCAAAATCTCTTTCGGCTGCTGGCTGGGTGGCAGCGCCTGGTACTCGGCCACCACCGCGCCAGTCAGTTGCATCAAGTCCAAGTTTTTCCATGTCCGGATATTCTCTGTCACCGCATTCCCTTGGCGCTTGCACAGAGCTGACCTGTCACTTCCAAACCGCGCCACATCCAAGCCCCAGAGCATAGGCGCATACTCACTTGGCGCCACATCCCGATTCACGGCACTCTCCAAGAGGTCCATGGCAATCACAGTGTCATCATCCCCCTTGGGAAACTCCCCAATCACCCTGATCCGGTAGACGTTGCTCTCCTCGCCATAGCGCATGGCCATCTCTTTGACGTACTCATCCGACACCCGTGGCGAGTCAGTACACGCCACTTGAAACGTGGTCCACTCATCGGCCAGGCGCGTGTGGGTGTCGTAAAAGAATCCAGAGCTTCTCACCGGATTCCCCAATAACAGCGTCACCGCATTGTGACCAGACATCGATCCAGCTGCCGCCTCGAATACTTGCTCTGGCACACCACTAGCCTCATCAGCCACCAGCATCACATTCTCTGAGTGAATTCCCTGCAAAGCCTCTGGCTGCTCTGCCCTCGATGTCCTGGCACTGATAAACATCTCAGTCGGTGCGGCATTGAATTCAATCCTCTCTTGCTTGACAGTCAGCAACCCCTGCAAGGGCAAAGGCATCGCATTGATCCATCTCTTTAGCTCAGCAAACATCGCGTCATACAGCTGAGAGCTGGTCGGTGCAGTCACCACCACCTTGACTGGAGACCGAGTCATAAAGTACCAGAGCATGGCCCAGCTGCTTGCCGTACTTTTCCCCACCCCGTGGCCACTCCTGACACTTATCTTCCTATCCCCACGCGCTATCGCACCAAGAAACTTCACTTGCCAGGGGTCTGGGTCCACACCCAAAACCTCCCGCACAAATAGCACAGGGTCCGGCTGATATCGCTCCACCCATAACGCAAACACATTCTCTTTACTCATGGGTGAATGGTCTCATAGATGGACCATGCCCGAGGACTCATCGCCCACTTATGCGCTTGAAGTTCATCAGTCCTGACCAGTATCAGCAAATGCATCGTCATCGCCAAATCAAACATCTCCTCATTGATCGCCTCCATCATCCGAATCTTCAAATCCAGCAACATCACAGAAA